AAAGTTATGTTTATAATGAAGAATCTGATGAAGAAGATAAAACAGATTATTGTGCTGAACAATTAGAAAGGGAAAAAACTCACTTTAAATTTATTTTAGCACAAGATTATTATAGAGCTGCACTAACTGATAATCAATTAAATAGGGCAGAAGCATTTCTTCCTAGAGATTATGAAGATGATTACAGGGAAATACCTGATTAATAATTTTTTTCGTACATTTGATATATAATCTTAAATAAAAATAAAATGTCAAAAGAAAACAAAATTTCAGAAGAAGAATTAAAAACTTTACAAGACCAAGAACAAAAGAAAGGTGCTATATTGCACGATTTAGGTGTATTAGATACACAAAAATTTTCATTAAACAATTTTTATGCTCAATTAATGTTAGAGCAAAAAAAGGTTAAAGAAGAACTTGAAGAAAAATATGGTAAAGTAAACATTAATTTGCAGGATGGTTCTTTTGAAGAAATAAAAGAAGAATCAGATGAAGAAAATTAGTGATCATATAAGCTATAAAGAAGCTACACATTCTAATACTGCTATACAATTAGGTATTTCTAATAAACCTTCAGCAAAGGAAATTAAAAATATGGAATTGATTGCAGAAAAGGTGTTTGAACCACTTAGAGAATGGGCAGGTGGACCGATAAAAATAAATAGTATGTTCAGGTCTGAAGAAGTTAATCAGGCTGTTAGAGGTTCTGTAAGAAGCAATCATTTGACAGGAAATGCTATTGATTTAACCACATTGAATGGAAAATCAAATTCTGAATTATTTTATTATATAAAAGATAATTTAGATTTCCATCAATTAATATGGGAATTTGGTTCTGAAAATCCACAATGGATTCACGTTTCTTATTTAAGTAAAAAGGACAATAAAAAACAAGTTCTTATTACTAGAAAAAAAGGTAAATATTTCACTTTTGATGATTGTAAGGATTGTAAATGAATTGGGAATTTGGCATAATAGATAGATCATCCATAGGGTTGTTGTTAGGTTTTAATTTTTTACCTAAACAACATAAATCTGATTATAATGAATTGAATATTTATTTATTACTAATAGTGTTACACTTTAAATTTTACTAATATGCCAATACCAACTAAAAAAGTAGGAGAAAAACAAAGTGATTATATGATTAGATGTGTTCCACAGCTAATGAAGTATCACGATAAAGATCAAGCTATTGCAATATGCTACAGGACATTTCAGGGCAAAATGATAAATTTAGAAACTTATAATGATTACCCCAAATCTGTTTCTAATAATGCTAAAAAGGTTCTTAGGTGGCGTGATAAATATGGTGATGAAGTAAAAGGTATGACTAGAGTTGGTTGGGTAAGAGCAAACCAACTAGCTAAAAATGAAAAAATTTCAAGGGAAACAATTGCTAGAATGGCATCATTTAAAAGGCATCAAAAAAATGCTGAAGTATCTGCTAAATTCAAAGAAACACCGTGGAAGGATAAAGGATATGTTGCTTGGTTAGGTTGGGGCGGTACTACAGGCATAAATTGGGCAATTAAAAAACTTGAACAAATTGACAAAAAATGATTGATGAAAAACTTATAGCAATAAATGCAGGAACTTTTGTATTCACAATGAGCGATATTGATGTAATATTGAAAATTACATTATTAATTGTAACAATAGGATATACTATACATAAATGGGCATTACTTAATAAAAAGAAAAAGTAGTGAAAAAAAAGAAAAAATTTTCTGAAACTAAAGTAGGTCAATTTTTAAAAAAAGTAGCACCTAAAATTCTACAAACAGCAGGGGATTTAGTTCCTGATGCGGGGGTGTTGGGATTGGTTAAACAACTAATCATAAAAGATAAAGATATTCAACCACAAGATAAAGAACAAGCAATGAAGCTATTGCAATTAGATATGATTGAAATGCAGGAAATATCTAAAAGGTGGAATAGTGATATGTTGTCTGATAGTTGGTTAAGTAAAAACACTAGACCAATGACCTTAATATTTTTGACAGTATCAATGGTTTTTTTAATACTATTAGATTCTTTAAATATTGATTTTGGTGTTTCAGTAGAATGGATTGATCTACTTAAATCACTATTAATTACAGTTTATGTAGCTTATTTTGGTAGCAGGGGTGTTGAAAAATTTAAAAATATTGGTTCTAAATTATAGAATATACCCCCTAAATCATTATCTATATATTTATAAAAGTATTATTTTATGCTTTTTTTATAAAAAATTTAAATTTATTACTTTTATTTTTAATGAAAAAATATTTTAACACAAATTACAAGAAAATGAATTTTGATTTAGAAGTTAATCATCTTTATAAAAAAGATAAAAAAGAAGAAAAAGATATTTATTCTTTAAGGCTAGAAACTTATAATGGTAAAGTTGAAGGTAAATTTGAAAGGTCTGAAATTAGACATATAATTCAAATTCTAGACAATGCCATCATCTAAAAAAATAAGCAGAAGCAAATTAATTAAAAAACTAGATTCTGTATTTAGTCAATATATAAGATTAAAAGCAGCTAGTAATGGTATAGCAGAATGTTTTACCTGTAATAAAAAAGATCATTGGAAAAAACTTCAGAATGGTCATTTTCAAAGTCGCAAACATTATTCAACTAGATGGGATGAAATTAATTGCCAAGTGCAATGTGCAGGTTGTAATGTGTTTAGGTCGGGAGAACAATATAAATTTTCAGTAAATTTAGATGCTAAATATGGTGAAGGTACAGCTAGAAGATTACATATAAAATCACAAAAAACAGTTAAGTTTGCAAATTTTGAAATAGAAGATATGATAAAAAAATATAAAAAGTTTGTTGATTTAATGATTTAATTCGTATATTGTAGTTGTAAGTTTTTTACCAATAATAAATTGGTTGTCTATTATTGAAAAAAGGGTGATTTAATTATCATCCTTTTTATTTTATTTAAAAAAAAGTTATTAAATGTTTTGTGTATAACTAAATTAGTTTTATATTGCAGCATATTAATCATTAAAAACTTACAAAATGGATTATTTATCAAATTACACAATTTCAGAAATATTAAAAAAATTCAAATTGCCTTACAACTCTTTAAAGGCTGATATATTTCTTATAGGATTAGGTCAAGGATATACAGCTTTACAATCTTATTTCTTATAGGATTAGGTCAAGGATATACAGCTTTACAATCTTATAAAATGATGAAAATAGTAACTAAATAATAAAAATTAAATGGGGGTTTAAAAACCCCCTTAAAACTTACACTATGGAAACACAAAAAACTGATTATTTAAAAGAAATCAAAAAACTAGAAGCAAGTTTACAAATAGCAATGTTTATGGGTAAACATAAAGAAGCAAAAAAGATACAAAAGAAAATTTATTTCTATAAGGATTGCATAACACATATGATGTAATGGAAGGGGTTAGAAGAAATTTTTCAAAAGAAACAACTGATACAGTCATAAAAGAATATGATTGTAAAATTGAAGCATTACAAAATAAAATTGAAATGCTATTAGCTAAAATTCATATATTAGAAATAAACAATAGATAAAATGGAAAAAAACATTTACAACAAACTTCATAAAGTCCAACAGGAAATTGGCACAATTAGTAAGGATTCAAAAAATCCTTTTTACAAATCTAAATACTTTGATATTAATTCTTTAATTAAACAAGTAACACCAATATTAGATAAACACAATTTACTACTTCTGCAGCCTATTAAGGATGGTCATCAATATAGTATAATAATTGATCTAGATGGTGGATCAGTAGAATCATCTTTAGAATTACCTACTGATTTAGATGCACAAAAAATAGGTTCAGCTATTACATATTTTAGAAGATATACATTACAATCATTATTAGCATTACAAGCTATAGATGATGATGGGAATTTAACATCAAAGGTAAAACCTGCAAAAAAAACATTGCACTTAAATACACCTGATTTTAAAAATGCACAAAAAAAATTAATGTCTAATGAAATAAACTTAGATGACATTTTAAAGCACTATAAAGTAACTAAGGAAGTACAACAACAATTATTAACAATTAAATCATAAATTATGAGTACATTAATCACAGGATCAATTAGGGTTGATAAATTACCTAAAGAAAAATTTATCAAAGGTAAAACTGATGCAGATGGTAATACACCTGTATATTACAATTTAACTATTTCTGTTCAGGATAATACTAAATTTGGTAACAATGTTTGGTTTACTGATTCACAAACTAAAGAAGAAAGGGAAGCAAAAAAAGAAAAACTTTCACTTGGAAATGGTAAAGTAGTTTGGACGGATGGCAATGTATCAGTTGCAGAAAAAGAAATTGATATTATATCAGGTACTGAATCTGCATATGTAAAGGATGATGGACTACCATTCTAAAAAAAAAATTATGAATTAAATTTTTAAGGGTATAGTAATTTTTATTATACCCTTTTTTTATATCTTTATTTAATGGAAAAACTTACACAAAAACAAACAGAACATCAATTACTAATGCAATTCATTCAAGATGAATGTTTTGTTGATGCAAAAATAAAAATAGATTATCCGCCTGTTGCATTATCAATGGGTGAAAAATTAATTACAACTAAAAACAGGGATTTACTTCTACCTATACCTTTGGCAACGTTTGGTAATTTATCAGTTGTTACAGCACCCCCTAAAACTAAAAAAACATTTTTTATATCACTATTATCATCAGTATTTCTAAGTGGTTCAAATATGTTTTGTGGTGCTTTAAAAGGACATAGAAACAAAGGTTCATTGTTTCATTTCGATACTGAACAAGGCAAATGGCATTGTCAAAAGGTATTCAAAAGACCACTTGATATGGCTGATATAGATGGTTCACAAAACATTTATCATACATATGGATTAAGAACAGTAAATCATAAATCTAGGATTGATTTTATAGAATATTATTTAAAAGAAAATGCTAAAGAACCATCACTCGTTATAATTGATGGGATTGCTGATTTAGTTTCTGATGCTAATAATTTACAAGAATCAAATGAAATAGTACAAAAATTAATGAAATGGTCTGCATCTTATAATTGCCACATAATAAATGTAATTCATCAAAATTTTGGCAGTTCAAAACTAGGAACAGGTCATCTAGGATCTTTTTTAGAAAAAAAAGCAGAAACAGTAATACAATTAGAAGCTAATACAGTTAATAAAGAATGGGTTACAGTAAGATGTGGTAGAAGCAGGGGATTTAGTTTTGAAACATTTTCATTTGAAGTCAATGATTATGGTTTACCTTGTGTAGTTGATGATCTTTATGATCCTTTAAAATAATTTCGTACCTTTATCATATGAAGGATGCAGAAAATCAAATGAAACTAGTAGCAGTCAAGAATGATGATTGGATTAGAATAGCTATTTCATTTGGTTTAAATAAACAAACTGCAGAAGATTTAGTTCAGGAAATGTACATTAAAATTTTCCTTAAATTAAAGGATGGTACTGATATAATGTATGATAATAATGAAATAAATTACTATTATATATTTAATACTTTAAGATGGTTGTTTCTTGATCTTAAAAGAAAACATAAAAACATATATAAAATTTCTATTGATAATTTACAAATTGAATCATATGATGTTAATTATGATGAAACTGTAAAAAAAGTACAAAAAGCATTATCTAATATGTATTGGTATGATAGGAAAGTTTTTGAGGTTATCAATAATGGTGAATCTGTAGCTGAATTTAGCAGGAAGTCATTAATTGAATATTATGAATTATATAACACACATAAAAAGGTAAAAAACAAATTAAAAAAACTATTGTGATTGTTGAACTAACATCTGATGAAATAATAAATGCTTATTATATTGGCTACAATAGAAGTAAATCTGTTAATCATTCTGATACAAAAATCAGTAAAAACCTTCATAAAAACAGACCGAATTGGTGGCGGCATTTCATTGGTGCATTAGGTGAAGTTGCCTACAGTAAAGTAACAGGTGAAGCTGTAGATACAGAAACACTTGGTAAAGGTGATCAAGGATATGATTTTAAAAATGGCATTGATATAAAATCTTCAGATTTAAATAGAAAACCAAATTTAATTATTTCTAAACAAGCATTTGATTCTAAAATCTGTAAAACTTATTTATTGGCTTGGGTTAAATTACCTTATGTTGAATTATTAGGAACTATAGAAAGGGATCAGGTTTTAAATAATCTAGAAAAAATGTTTTTAAAAAAAACACCATATGGTGAAACTTATATAATTAATAATTCTAAATTAAAAAAATATGAAGTTAGGTGATATACTTGAAAAAATGATTCATTATTTGACATTTGGTCAAGGTAAAAAAATTGCATCTTGGATAGCAAAAAAATTAGGATATGAATCCTGTAATTGTGAAAGCAGAAAAAAAGCATTAAATAATATTAAAATAAAAAGATGGTAAAATTAAATGAAAAAGATTTCAAGCAATGGGATAAATTTAGAAGATCAAAACGTAACACTCTCACAGGTGCTGAATTTAAAATGGTATCAGACCTGCACAGCAGATATTACAACCATAAATTTTATTTACCCTGCACCTGCAATCCAAACACAATAAAAAGGTGGATTAAAGATATTAATCTGCTTTTTGATAATGGAACTAAGTAAAATAAATAAATTTGAACAGGCAGTTGTTCATTTACTTAATTTTGATGGTTGGCAGTTAGAATGGACAGGTGGTGATTTCACAAGATATGACGCTAAAGGTATAACACCTAAAGGCAAAAAATGTGTGATTGAAATGAAATTTAGAAATAAATATTATGACAAAAAACTATTAGAAGCAGATAAATATAATGCATTAATGAAATTAGATTCTGATATTGTTAAAAT